GGAGAACATTCTCAGTCCACCATACGTAACTTCAGAGATGTGTCCGATTGAGTTTGTCAGCGTGAAGATAAATACGATCACACCCTTAGGAGATCCAGTCGGGGTATGGCTGAACGTAAAAGGGTCCGGTGTCGTCGTGAATGTACCGCTTGTCGTTGACGCGTCATGAGCGATTGTTCCCGAGGCGGTTTCATCCGGCTCGTGCAAGACAGAATAGAGCCAGTTGCCCGTGTCGTCGATGATCGACGCCGACCGGTCACCGTTAGCCACCGGCGTGAGCTCCGCTCTAAACGTGGGCTCGGAGCGGTTCATCTCGACACGAGCGGCAGTGAGGGGAATTCCCATGGCTTAGTCTACTCTTCCTTGCTGAAGTCCATCTCGCACCCCTCGGCTGATCAACCGCGGGAGCGACCGCAAATCACGGCGCAAAGCACGGAAGTCTTCTTCGCTCAGCCCCGGCGACGATCGTTGTGCTCGGCCGGCGGGGACGACTAGCTCGTCCTCACGCTCACCCAGTCGCACCGTCGTCCCGAATGGAGGATTGGCTCGGACGAGGCCGCCGTCCTGTAATCCTGGAGGTAACGGTGATCCACTGCCCGTTGGTACCTGGATGTTTCTTGATGCCGCGGCCGCGCCTTCTAGCTCTCGGCGTAGCTGCGCCGCAAAGTCAACGCCTTGCTGGATATTCTTGTTCGCTGCCTCTTGGGCGCTCGCGGCCAACTGTGCTCCTTCGCCCACGTCGATCCCGAGCTTCTCCGCCAACGCTTGTGCCGACAGGCCCGTCGAATCCAGGAACTCCTTGAGCTGACCCGCCGGGATGTTGAGCTGTGTCTCTAGGGCTGCACCCAGCCGCTTAAACTCCTCTGCCGTTAACCCGACCGACGCCGCGGTACGTTCCAGGTTCGTCTGCACGTCGAGGTCGAGTACCTTCGCCATTTCGCGCGCCTGCTGAACGCTCAGGCCGAACTTTTCTGCCATCGTCTCGAGCGTATCCGGCGCGAACGTCTTCTGCATGAGCTGATCGAGCTCTTGGATCTCGATACCGAAGCGATCAGCCGCGCCAATAATTCGCTGGAGCTGCGCCTCGCCGGCTGGGCCGAGCTCTTGAAAATTCTCGATCAGGATGGGCAGCGTCTCTTCGAGCTCGCGGATCAGCCCTTCCTCGGAGAGCTCCCCTCTCTCGAAGAAACTGAACAGGTCGCCCACCTCCCGGGCGAAGTCGTCTAGCGCAAGACTTCCTTCCTCGAAGATTTCGCGCAGGAACAGTTGGGCATTCTCCCCACTCTCCAATATCTGCTCCGCCAAGCCCTCCGAGATCGATGCGCCGATGTCGCGTGTCACGTCATCCATCACGTCGTCGGCGCCTCGGCCGAAGGCATTCATCAGCATGCCGCCGAGCTCGAAGCCAAATCCGGCGATTGCACCGAACGGACCCGCCAAGCTCGCGACGCCCGAGATCGCCCCTAAGATTCCGCCACCGGCTTTCTCTGAAGCCTCTCCGAAGATGGAGCCGATCCCACCACCTTCGCCGAACAGCGACTGAAGACCGCCGGAAAACGCTCCGAGTTGACCGATGAGCGACCCGAGGTCGTTGTTGAATAGCCTGGCGAAATCGGCAGCTTCTTGCAGAGATTGACCAAACGCCCGGTTCTGGTCGGCCGCCGTGTTGGACTCATTGCCGTATTCGAATAACGTTCTCGACACCTGCAGCATGGTGAAATCGTAATCTCGCACCAACGGCCCTAGGTCGACCCAACTTTTGCGTTGTATTTCGAGCGGCTCGACGACGTCGCTCGAGGTTTGGGCGAGTATCTGTTGTGCTTGGCTCAAAGCTTGCTGTTCGCGCTGCCGCTGGAGTTGCGCTTTGGTCAACTTCACTTCGCCCGTGGTCGCTTCTTCAAGCGCCTTTTTCAAATCTTCGAGCTGCTGGACGTAGTCGTCGACAAACTGTCGTGTTTCGTCTGTGACGTCGCCTTGCTCTGACATCCGTTCCACGATCTCGTCAATGGAGTTTTGCATGTTGGACGCGAAGTCGCGGACGTCTTGACCGCTATCGAATGCGGTTTTGCCGAGCTCCTCCAGGCGCGCCCCGGTTTCTTGTACTTTTTGAGCAGCGCGGTCCATGTTGGCCGTCATCTCAGGGAAGACGAACCCGATAGCGCTGAGCGCGGGCGTCGACTCTTTCAAGAAAACAAGCAAGTCCCCGAATCCCCGGGTCAAGACGCCCAAGCCGAACACTGCGCCGCCGATCTGTTCAGAGATGAATGCGAATGCGCTTGCGACCGCGGGGCCGGCGTTCAGGATTCCGACGAATCCTTCGCTGATCATGCTGTTGATGGCGTCGGCGTTTCGTTGCACCCACGCCGTCATCATCTGGATCGCAAGCGTGATGCCGGTAAGAACCGCCGCCACTTCATTGCTGTCAGTAATGAATCGGCCTACGACTTCGAGGAAGTCGGTCCAGACTTCGCCCACGAGACGGGTTTGATTTGCCCACGAGTTCTGCGTCTCGATCAAGTCGCCTTGCGCGTTTTGAAGTCCGTTGATGATCGCGACGGCGCGGGCCTGAATCTTCTCGGATTGCGTGAGCTCTCGGCCGCTCGCCTCGATGGCCTTGACGAAGTCGAGCTGCTTGATGGTCGCCTCCGTCACGTCGACACCTAATCGCCGCAACCCTTCTACCTCCCCCGCGAGCCCTGCCTGAATAACCTGAAACGAGCGCTCGAACGGTAGATTGAAAAAGCTGGACGCGTCGAGCGCGATTTGGGTGAAGCTCGTCGATAGGTCGAACGCAACGTCTGTCGCGACGCCCATCGAGGACGTCATGTTGAATAGCGTTCCCGAGAACTCTTTGAGGGTTGTGTCGTTGACACCGATAGCGGCGTTGACGCGCTGCGCCCAAGCCTCCGCCTGGTCCGCCATGTCGCCAAACGACACCTCGAACAGGTTTTGGGTTTCTTGCGCTCTCGATGCGGCGTTCGCGGCGCTTGCCGCGAATAGGCCGAACGCTGCGACGGCCGCGGTGCCGACAATCGCGATTCGCTTCGCCATCTGCGCTGAAGCAGCGACAACACGCTGGCGCGCTTTCGTAATGGCAGGGGTCAGGGTGTCCTTTAGCCGAAGCACGGCTTGTAGCACCCCGATATTGATCAACTCTTATCGTCCTCTTTTTTTTCTTGCGCGCGCTTTTTTTGGTCGCGTTTCTTGCGAACGTCCTCAAATTCGATGTCGAAGTATCGGTCGATCCAGTAGCCCATTGGCATTTGCTTCGACTTCGACTTCGCCGCCATATCGATCTGCTCTTTTGCTCGCGCGAAGGCGCGGAGCTTCATGATCGTAATGACGTTCTCGTTTGTGTCCTCCTCGATTTCCCGAACCGCCTCGCTCGGCGGTATGTTGAACTCGTCGCATACGCGGCTGACCAACCAGAGGTAAGGTGCATCGCCGCTCTCGTCATCATTGAGAGCGTGGTACAGCCGCGCTAGGAGTTTTTTTCCTCTTCCTCGTCCGGCGGTCGCGTCAGGTCGATCACCTGCTGCTTGAGCCAGGATGCCGTCCGCTCATCCAGCAGCTCGACGTTCTCAGCGCATACCTTTGCCTTTTCTCCCTCCTTGTCCGTGTAGCTCCAGTCGATGATCGAATAGTCCAGAATCGCGAGCGTGTCGAAGTTGCTTTCCTCGTACTGCTGACGCTTGAGGAACTGTCGAGCGCGCTCTTCCCCGTTTTCGGACTGCATCGCCTTCATGAACTCGGGCCCGAAATCCTTGATCACGTCACGCTGTTCCTCGTCCCGCTTTTTCCGGGCGGACTTCAGGTGCTTCCACGACAGCTTTGTGACGTCGACCCACTCGCCTTCTTCGTGCGGAATATGGAGCCGCACGACATCGTCTTTGGAGACCAGCATAAAGAAACCTCCTTCAAAATTTGGAGGTAGCGTAGCCTAGACGATGGCGATCGTGCCAGTCGGTTGCAGCTCGGCGCGGAAACGCTGAACGGAATCGTTTTCCGCGAGGATCTCGTATGACGTTAGCCGACACTGGATCGTGAACGTCTTCGAGTCGCCCCACGTGATCACCATTTCTCGTGTGTCGTCGTTGGGGCCGTCATCGACTGTGCTAAAGATGGCGTGTGAGCCGGTCGTGGCTGTCGTGTCGAACAAACCCTCCAACGTAATCGGGTCGCCTGCCTTTTTCCCCGTGGGGACGTGCTCTTCCCATGCATCGCCGAGCGCGTCGCTTCGGAACATGCGCGACAGCACCTTAGCGCTGATCCCGTTGATCAGGAAATTTTCGATGTTTCGAGCAGTTCCGCCCGGAGCATCTTCGATGGTGACGGTTACGTCTGCCGGGCCCTGCAAGCCTATAGCCATGTTTGTCCTCCTCTATGGGTTCCTGGCGAACCCGACCCAAAACGTGATGCTGCCGAAGCCGGTGCCTGTCCACGCGACCGCAAGAAAGCGGTTGACCGTGCCGGCAACGGTGACGCGTGCTCCGTACGGGGCAGACACGTTGTCGGGAAACGCGACGAGGTCGGCGTAAGTGACGTCATCTGGCGAATCGCGCACGGTAGCGACAAAGCTCGACAACCCGCTGAGCGCGAACACCTGAAGATAGCCGACGCCGCCGTTGCCACTGCTCGCAGCGTTGTCGACCGGGGTCGATTCGGTATCACCGTTAGCGGTCTCCTGCGAGTTAATGTGCAGCACCACGCCCTCGTCGTGTTGACCGCTCATTTGGTAAGTCACGTTCGCACGCTGAAGATCATCTCTTGCAGCAACCAGCTCGTACTCGTTCGAAAAGCCGCCCTCGAACCCATCGAACAGCTCGCCGATGGTGTCGCCCTCGTATCCCGAAGTGATGACCCGGCTAGCATCGTTCGGAGCCGAAGGAAGGTCGTCTTTGAATGCCTCGTGAGAGCGCGCCGTCGCTGTGTCGAAGAAGGCCCCTTCCTGCGACACTTCGATCATCTTTTGCCCTATCGGGGCGTGCTCTTCCCACGCATCCCCGAGCCCGTCCGAGCGCGCAATCTTCGACGTGACCTTACGGTTGAACGAGTTGACCTTCATTGCGGTTAGGTCGTAGCCGTCAACATGAGCAAAGACGCTTGCTGGGCCATGAAGCGGCATCAGAAAAACTCCTTCAGCACGAAGTGGTCTGCGCGCTCGGCATACAGGTGTCTGAATTGCTCAGGCACGTCGTCTATGCTCGAAACGGTCGTGGGGGCGCAGTACCAGTTCTCACACCAGATATCGACCAGTTCTCGCGGGTAATCCGAGCGGTCGAAGACGGTCCCCGCCTCGATCCGGTGAAGTCGAAGGGTCGCTCGCTCCTCGTCGTTCAGCCGCGAGCGACCCCCTTTCCGCTTCACGAGCTCTAGTGCCTCACCCAGAGGGAAATCGAATCCGCGTATCGCGCAAAGTGGCGCCGAGTCCGATAAATTGTCGTTCATCGAAGCGGATTTCTTTTTCTTAGCCATCGACCGGGATCTCCTCACCGCAGCGAAGGCACAGCAGCTTGTTTCTTAGGACGGGAAACTTTCTCGGTCCTCCACCAAGCTTTTCCTTTGGTGCGCCGCACTTCGGGCACTGCTCTACGCTCTCACGCTTTGGCAATGCTTCAGCACGAGGGTCATGAGTTCCAGGGGGGACGACGATCTTGGCTTCGTTCACGACGGCTCCTTCTGAAGCGAAAAGTTACAGGCGATGAGGTGTCGCTGCTTTTCATCCTTCCGCATAGGAAAGGGCGATTGCAGCGGGGTGCAGAGCACGTACCTCGTTCCACTCAGCGTCTTCTCGCCTTGGATCTTGAGCATTTCATCCCACGCCGACTTTGCCGCGGCGCGGGCAGCGTCGCGCTGATTTGGCTTACCTCGGAAAACGAGCTCAACGTTAGGAAATTCCCATCGTGCGGTCGCAGAGCCAAACTCGCGCTCGGGTGGTCGCGCGCTTCCTTCGTAGACGCACCCGATCACGTCCGGGTCGTCGCTGCCCTCCTGCCGAAGCGGAGGCATCTCGTCTCGAAACAGGTCATCAGCCGTACCGACGTTTTGGGCGATCAGATAGGCGAGCACCTCGGCAGTCACGCTCATCGCGCCATCCTTCGCATGTCGATTCGATTCGCGATGCGCTGCGCCATGAACGGGCTCGATTGCATGATCGTCGACTCCAAGAATTTCGCCTGGCCGACCTTGTGAAACGCTTCAAGGTCTTCGTGAACGGCGGCGGCGTAGGGAGCAGCGGGTCCGCCGACCTGGATGGTGACTTCGATCCCGCGGAAGGTGACCTTTGGCCGCGAGGTCTCGTGGGTCGCGCGCAGCGTTCCCGTATCGACGGGCGTTCGTCGGCGCGACTCCTTCTCCTCGACGAGAGCTTCCTCGAAGAGGGCACGCCCGAACTCGTCGGGAGCTGTGTCGGCGATGCGCCGGAGGCGCCGCATGAGCTGGTCCGTCCCTTGAAGTTCCGCCATGACTCATGCTTCCTTTAGGCCGACGACGTGAGCGTAAGGGCGCCCCGTCGTCGGGCGAAGTCGAGTCGAAGGGGGCTGCTCTGAAACGGGCGACGACTTCCGGCCATCAGGAAGCTTGAAGCGGTCGCGCGGGTCGATGGGCTCGTGCCGCCCGTCAGCGCCGTTGGCTACCACCGGCTCCAGGATGAACAGCTCGGCGTCGACGACAATCGTGTTTCCTTCGAGCGTCCGGAACGGCTTCGGCCCTGGCACGACGACGGCTTGATACTGCACCGGCTGCGCGTACTGCGGCGCAGGGAAGCCCGTCGTGTGGCCGATCCACGCTTCATGCTGAACCGATACTTGTAGCGACGACGTGACGCTCTTTGCCACACCCACCAACGACGACACCAGTCTTTCGAAGCCCACGTCTTAGACCCTCACCAGTTCGACAACGCCGCGCTTCCGCCCTCGTATTTCGAGGTACCACTCTTGGGGAATGAGATGAACAACCGCGTCAGGAAGAACTTTCGCAAAAACCGACCGCTTGAAATTCATAGAAATAGGCCCAACGCGAAGCGACGTGACGCCCTTCGTCTCGATGTCGCTGTCTGCGGCACGGTCTTCCTCCAGAAGCTGACGCGCAAACTCTGCGGTCGCGTCCTTCAGTTCGGTAGGGATGGCGTCATTGGGCACGTTGAAGCCGCTCGGGAAGACGAGTCCGTCACGGGGCCAGTCGAGTGCCTGCACGTCGTCGACGACCTGACCGTCCCAGTCGACCAGTCGGTCGATGAGCTTCGTCGCCCAAAGGATGGCCTGCGTTTTCTCGTCGTCGGTCGCGTCCGACCACGTCGAGCTTGCCGGGGGGCGGTCGTCCATGAACTGGTTCGCTTCCGCCAGCGTCACGTAGCTATTCGCGCTCGCCGAGCCAAGGGTCGTGACGATTGTTGACGTCGCCATCTCACTCCACCGTGTAGCCGCACATCGTCACGGCGCCGATTTCACCGCCGGTACCCGAGGCAGCAAGCTCCACCACCGCGGCGTTGCCCTGCGTGATACGGACGGGCTTGTCGAAAATGACGTCTCGCTGATTATGCACGTGGAAGTTCCCGATGATGGTCGCCCCGTCTTTCAGTGTCATGAGCTTGATGTTCGCAGCGGAAAAGCTGCCGTGGACGCTCGTCACGTAGTGCGACTTTCCCGACTCGGCGGTACGCGTTGCCGTTGCGGCTGAATTGTTCGCCGTCGTCGTTTCAGTCCACTTCGAGACGTTATGCTGTCCACTCACGAGCTACTTTCCCTTGCCCTTGGAGGTCTGAGTTCTCACGTCCGACGGAACCGCCACCTGAGGCTTTTTGACCTCCTCGAATGCGCCGACGTTCTCGCGCACGTAGCGTGCCGTCTCACTGTCCGCGTTGATCGTCATGGTCTCGCCCTCGAACTTACCGTTCTTGAAGCGAACCTTTTTGGTCGGTACTGCTGGCATGCCTTTTCCTCCTTTTCTATTCGAAATCGCCGATTCGATTAGTGACCGATGATTTGATACGAGATCGTTTCGGTGCCTGTCGAAGCGATCAGCGTAGCGTCACCGGATGCCGTCACTTTCCACGCGTAGACGTTGACAGTCGTGCCGTCGATGTCGTACGTCAGGACGGACGTCCCCACGCCGGGCGCGGAGCCGTTCTTCAGTGACACGTGGACGCTGACGACGGTAGACAGCTTCCCCGCAACATCGACCGGCGTCGGGTTTGCCCCGTCGAGGGCAACCTCGCCAGCCACTACCTTGGTGCGGCTGCTCTTGCTATCGGGAGCTAAGACCACTTCGGCCATGTTTCCTTCTCCTTCGAAAAAAGCGCTACAGGCTGAACCAGCCCGAGCCGTTAACGGTCACGTTGATGTCGCCGCCGTTCGGGGTCACCGGCATTCCGGTCATGCCGGTGTCATAGAACGCGATTAGGCGGTCGTCGGTGATCGAGTCGTCCCACAGGAGGATCTGCTCCTGAGGGTCATCGGCGGATACTGCGCTCCAGGTAAAGTCGCCCGTGTCGAACGTTCCGTTGGTGATCGTTGGCGTCCCGAGTGCCCCTGATTCCGCCGTTTTGGCCGTGGCGGGCACGTCCGGTGTACTCCCAGCATAGAAGTCGTGCGCTGCCGAAAACGTATAGTCCGCAGCATCTGCTAGCGTCGCCTTGATCACGTCGGTGTTGAGGTCGAACTCCTTGTTCAGAAGTCCTTCCTTGAAGGTATCGTAGAGTGCGTTCGCCATTCCGTCTCCTCGCTATCGGTCCTCGCGCGACCGCCCCGGCCCGGCTCTATATCCGGACCAGGGCAGTCACGCTGTCGGCGCTCCCCCGCAAGGGCAGAGTCCCTTAGCCCGCGATGCGGACGCCAAGTTCTCGCCGGATAACCGAAGCGCCCCAAAGGGCATCGAACGACCACTGCGTCTGCTTGTTCTGCCGCGTGATCTCCAGGCGAAGCGAGAGCCCGCTCTCGGGGTCGGTGGCAACGGCCATGTTTTCCTGGCCGGTCACCATGTCGTCCATGAGCGGAGCGGTCGCGAATGCGATGGCGTTGCGCTGAAGAAGTAGGTTGTTGTCGTGGGTCGCCTTGACGGTGATGACCTCGTTGTTGTCGCCCGTCGCTAAGCCGTTCTCCAGCCCGGGCTCGAAGTTGAGCGTGGTCGTGGTCGTTCCCGAGGTGACGACGTAGGTGCCGGTAACCCCAGCGATGGTGAAGACGTCGCCTTCGTTCGGTGCAGCGGTAAACCCGTCGACGGTGAGCGTTTTCACGCCCGCCGCGATCGCGCCCGCATCGTTGATCGCACCGGTGAGGTCTGCACCCGCAGTGTGAGAGGGAACGTTCTGAGACATGACGCCCATGACGCCCATGATCTCGCCGATGCGCCCTCGGATTAGAGGCTCCTGGTCGCCGCGTACGCCGGCGTCCGCGACCTGACGCAACAGCATCATGTTCGCCTTCGCCGCCGGGTTCACGATCAAAAACGTGTCCTCGACGTCGATGGGCATGAGCTGGTCTTCTGCGATCTTGATCGCCTGCGTGAGGTCGGTCAAGTCCGCACCGAACGGCGTGGTCCCCGGGGTCCCCGTGAAGCCGAAAAAGCCGTTGGCATCGTGGGTTAAGCCCCAAATGTGCTGGTCGATCTGGTTCGCGATCGCTTTGATGGCCTCGCTCACCTGCATCGGGATGATCCCGCGTTCGACCTGGACCAGCCCCTTGTCGTCCATCGCGAACGGTGCCTCATACCACTGGTCGAGCGTAACCGGGACGCTTGTGGGCGTCACGGCCGTGACCGCTGGAGGCACAACGTCGGGTGCGACGACACGGGCAGTAACGGACGCGGGGACCGCAACGTTGACGGTTGAGCCGCGGGTCTGCCCCGTGAGCCCGCCAACGATGTTCGTATTGACGACGCGGGGCATGACGACTCGCTCACGGAGGGCCATCAGGCCGAGCGAGACGAGGGTTTGGACAATGTTTGTGGTGACTAAGGCACCAGCCATATTTCCTCCTGGCTGAGTTTTTGTTTAGCCGGTGCCTACGGAACCGGGTGCGCGCTACGCCCGCGGGATAAAACTTGGCGCGTTCTGGCTGCCGAGCTACGCTCGATCAGCCGTTAACGATTTGCACCTTCCCTTCGCGAAGCTCGGGACCTAGCCGACCGAGGTCGTCGTCGCTGAGCTGCGACGACTTGATCTGCCGGACTCCGGGCTTCGGTGCTCGTTGACGACTTCCTCCTGGACCGCCGTCGGTAGGTAAATCTCCGCCATCGCTCTTCTCGAAGGCGAAGTCGTATTTCTTCGTTGCCAGCTTGACCCATTCGTCGACCGTGATGGGTTCGCCTGGGTTGTCCTCGCTGAGAACGCCTTCGCGCGGCATGACTTGGTCGTCCCTGACCTCGAAGTCCCCCTCGGCGTTGCTGAGCAAGAAGTCGAGCGCGTTCGAGCGCACGCCGACTTTGCTCAGTTCGGAGCCGACCGTCTCACGTAGCAACGAGCGGTTGACGCGCGTCTGCGCCGCCTCGCGCTCCTCTTTCGCGGACTTCAGCTCCTTCTCGGCCCGGTCGAGCTTTTCCTGCATCGGCTTGATCGCCTTCTGGATCTGCTCTTGGACCTTGTTCGGGTCGTCGGTTCCGCGATTCTCCAGCTCTTCGATCTTCGCCTGAAGCGAGTCAATCATGTTCTGCAGCGGCCCGAGGTCTTCGGGCATCTGCTCGACGTCGGCCAGCTCGGCCGCACGCTTCATCAGGTTGGTGTAGTTGTCGCGGAACTTCTTGAGCTTGAACTTGGTGTCCCCGTACTCTCGAGATGAGACGTAGCCGGGGACGTCGCCTTCTAGCTTCAGGGCGTACGTACCGTCGTCTTTCTCTTCGTACTCGTCACGTAACGACTCGGGAACCTCTTCGAGGCTGTCTACGACGACCTTCATCGCTCTTCTTTCCTCCTGGGCCGGCTCATGCAGACGGCTGTAGCGCGACCTTTTTTCTCGATCATGGTCCTAGCGTAACCAGAAATTTCATGCTACGTCAAGTGCCAACCGTAATACCCATCGTACACCGACATCCACCCGGGTGAAACGGTGGAAACATAAACCTACCTAATGACGTTTCGAATGGCTCGTCGAGCGGTTTTACTTGGCCGTCTGCGGCAGTGCACACGGGACAACGCCTATCGTCTGGCGTCGTGAGCACTTCTTTCATCGTGCCGCTAGTAAGAAGCCCTTCCGCACGTGCCTGGTTCCACGATTCCAGCGCGCCGCGATTTAATGCGGCCATCGTATTCCCGGTCACGATTCCACCATTGATGGTAAAGTACCCGTTCGCGGTTTGGAGGTTATAGACATGGGCATTCCGCTCGACGAAACCGACACTTTGCACGCGAAGCAGCTCTATGAATCTGGACTCAGTGTTGATGCGGTCGCTGAGGAAATGTTGACTACGAGGGACAAGATCGTCGGCGCCCTCAGGAGAACTAACTGTGAGATCAGAACTCTGTCGAATGCGAGAAAGGCTTTTTTCCGCAGGGGTGGTGTCCATCCTGCCTTCATAGCAGAGTTGCCAGTAAACGAGATCGTTGAACGATACCAAGCTGGCGAGGCTGCCAAGAGCATCGCAGAAAGTCTTGGCGTATCGATGAACACGATCCATTACAGGCTCAGCATGCGCGGCGTCAAGTTGAGGACTATGACAGAAGCACGGAGACTGATTGATTTCAAGAATTCTGCTGCACTTTGCGCAAAAAGCAAAAGTAGACAGATCGGGTGGGGTGAAGAGATTTTCGAGAGTCTGTTGCGTCAGCGTCACGTTGACGCCGACCCGCAACGCGTCATCGGCACGCGCAATATCGACCTCGCTATCTATCCCGTCGCCGTGGAAATCTGGATCGGAACTACGTCTCCGCTCAATGATCCCTATTGCCGCAAGAGAGTCGAATATTTGACGAACAGAGGTTGGTGGGTATGTTACGTACTTATTTCCAGGCGGACTAGAGTCTTGACCGACGCAACTGCTGATCAGGTAATCTCCCTTGTCGAGGAGGCCCGCAGGAACCCATCCCCTGTGCGTAAGCATTGGGTGATTCGGGGTTGCGGAGAAATCGCTGCCGTCACTGGTCCTGACTTTTGCAAAAAGCCCCTCATAGCGCCGTCTAAAAGCTGCCCATACCACAGCACCATCAATAAGCGCCTCCCCGGGTAGGCATTCGGTTCTCGCAATGTTTTCGGCGCGCTCGCGAAGTTTCTTCGCAGCCAACCGCGAGACTGCAGCGTCAATACGAGATGGAATCAACCCAGTATTTTCCAACTCTTCGCGAAAGTGCGCCACTGCCATCGCCTGCCGCTGAGTAAGTCCAACCATCTCGCGAATCTGACGTGCCGCCTCCAGCGGAGGAACGCCGCGCCGTATCGCCCGGACGATAACGAGCCGTAGGGCGCGCTTCGTCTCCTGGGATACTTCGCGGACTAGTTGAGCTCCGTGTCGCGCCGCAGCGCGTTGTGCCTTGCGGTTTTTGGCGTCGAAACGAAAATCGATGGCGGCTGGCATCGGGATTAGTTACTCTAAATCTTTCTCGATCAGTTTTGAGCGCGAGACATTTGCGGCATTCTGAAGTAGTGCCGCCATCGTTTCGGCAGCTTCAGAGTCTACAGTCAAGCTCACAAACTCATGGCCCGGGTTACCAATTTCTATCGAGATACAGACGATTCCTTCCTCGGTCGTAACGCGTATTTCGTAGAAGACATCGTCGTTCGAGCGGCCCGAGACGATCGATGCCGTCATCGGCGACCGCGCCGTGCTGAGCGGGCCGCCCGCTTCGCGATACCCCCGCCCTTGCCACGGTTGACAATCTCGCACGCCTTCGCCTGGCTGAGACTCGACCCGAGCACGCGCGAACTACCGGTCTTGCACTTGATGGCAAAAGCCTGGAATTGCTTCGTCGTCTTAGGGCCACCTGGAAACCGTTGCTTCTTACCTCGCGGCATTGTGTCCGCCTCCCTATTCGTCGCGTAGTATTTTCGCGCCGATCTTGCCGCCCTCAATAACGGCATCACGCGCGATCGTGCCCACCGGAGACAATGACTCCTGGATCTTTCGGTCAGAAGCTTCACGCAGTGCACGCCTTTCATCCCTGAGCGACAGCGCTACATTTAATTCCGAGACCATGACTTTCTTCCGAAGTCGCCCAACAGCGCGAATAAACGACCTCGCCATGCGCAGCTCGATTCTGTCCGCCTTTTCGTGAATCTCTTGGAACTCTTTCGGTTGACGGCGTACGACCTTCTTGGGGACATCCCGGATCTGCTTTACACTGGGCACCGGCTCACACCTCCCCGGACCACACATGCATTGACTGGATGGCTGACTTTCTTGGGGTCACAGTGAACCCTCGCCGATGTCATCCTGGATATGCAGAGTATCGTACGCGTCGGCGGCTCCTTGCGGACCACCGTTCGGGAACGTTAGCCGCTCCGGGGCACCGGCACGCAACACCTCGTATTCCATGCGGTGGTCCCTTTGCCCAGGGGAAAACGGCGGCGTCGGACTGGCAACGAGTTCCCCAGCGGCCCAGTCGGACGACTGCCACTTGTACTGGACCTTGCCGTTTGCCGCGTCTGAGATCGTCATATCCCGGGCGCTTAACTTCGTGCCGTCGGAAAGCCAAATATGGAGCTTGACCTCCGGGCTCCCGGTCGAAAGGTCGTGGGCGTTCTCGTCGGGGTCGAGCAACTGGACCTCCATCGTAGGCCCGACGTCGCCGCGCTTGAGGTAGTAGGTTCCCAT